GGCGATGAAGACCTCGAGGAAAACGAAGACGGTCTGATCGATGACGATCAGGAACCTGAAGCGGAGACTGAAGAGGAAGAAGAGCAGGAAGAAGAGGCTGAAGAGGAACGCGAAGAAATTGACTTGCTCAATCTCACGACAGAGCAAATCCAAGAATTGGCTAAGAAGGGCAAGAGTCGTCTGCTGCACCGAGTCGGTGAGTTGACCGCTCAGAAAAAAGCCCTCGAGGAGCAATTGAAAAGTCAGTTGGAGGCCCAACCACAAGTTGAAGCTATACCTGCCGAGCAGAACCCGTTTTCTAATATTGATACGGTCGATGCCCTACAGGTGCAGGTCAAGGAGATGGAGACGTAGGTATTGATGCGCTCGCCGATCACGTTGACCTCTTGGTCTGACGCACCCTGCCATGGAAATGCTGTGGCACCCGACTTTCTCAGGTCTTCGGTCTTGCCGTCCCAGATGTTGCGGCGGTCGTTGTAGCTGCGCAGGCAGGTGTCGAAATACGTGTCGAGATCGCCAAGGGTCGTATTGTATGCATCTGCGAGCGCGTTGATATCCGGCTCATCTGATGCGTAGATAAGTTCATCGTTGCCTTCCATCTTTTCCATTTCGCTCATTGCAATACCTTGTATTTGTTTTCGCCGATCTCAGGTGCCCTCACGACGGTGATGCGCCTGTTGATCGAATTCTCCCTGCGTCGAGGGAGGAAGATTTCAATCAGCGTCCCGTCAAGCACTCCGTAGACAAAATTTTTGTTTCTGGCAAGCCGTATGACCCGCACATCGAAGCTCTCTGGTTCCGATTTAACAACTTGCTCAATAACAGGTTCCTTATTAAGAATACTGTTAATGATTTCTTCTGCTTTTTCTTTTCGTTTAGTAGCCACCTGTTCCATATGTTGTTACGTTAATCTCTGAACTATCTACGTGATCTATGCCAGCGATAGCAGCGTAGCGCAGGACGTCAATCGGATCTTTCCATGCCTCTTTCAATCCACCGTCGCCAGTGTATTCGCTCAGTGCATGAATGATGTTCTCGCACTCGTCGGAGATGTAAAAATGCGGTCGGTTGATGCCGTCCATCGCCTTCGATGTATCCCACGACATTTTCGAGAGCAGTGCCTGCAAACCGTCCTCGATCTCAAGCCCGGGTGCCGGGACGAAGACCATATCTTGCTCTGCTAGGTCTTCGATGATCGACGACGACCCGTCTGCCGCTTGGTATTTGGCAGCACCGAGTCTCGGGTCAATCAGACGCTCGAAGATTTCTTCCTCGCCTTCGAGGTCTTTGATGATGTCGATGTAGTCGCGAATGCCGAGTCCTTGTCCCTTGGCACCGTCGCCCGGCAACCATTTGCCAGATTTCCATTCTGCCCAGTCTCCAACATCGACGCCGGGATATTCACGGTAGACCCAGAAGGTTCCGCTGGCATCGACTGCAATCCAGCACATGAACCATGCCTTGGATCCGGCAGGGTCGAGCACCATGTATCGGGTCACATTGTTGGTCGGGATCTTCTCCGGCGGCACCACGTTCACTTCTTTGTTGAAGCGCGGGAATTTAGTCGCGTGCGACTTCACTGGCACACCGTAAGCGCGGATGAGGATCTCTTCCCTGCCTCGTCCTAGCAGTGCCTCCTTGATCCGGTGGTAGCCACCGAATGGGTTGTCTTGCGAGTGAAAGTAGTGGATCGATGCATTCCGTTTCTGACTGCGCTGGACGTATGGCACCAACTCGCCGTTGAGTAGTTCCGCCTCACGGCTTTCAATCGTCTTGGCACCATCGAGGAATTCCTTGATCACCTCGGTGTAGCCGTCGATCGGCGTGAATGTGAGAAGCAGTTTTGCATCTCGCGTAGCAAGCCGGAAGCGCAGCGTGTTGATCAACTCCGGCCCAAGCAGATACTCGTCAAGCCACACACCGACGTTGTGCCATTTTGGATTCCGGCTGCCAAGCTCGGCACCTTCAAGGATCGTCGGGTTGTTTTGATACTGGGAGTAGGTCTTGAAGATGATCTGCGACCCGTTGGGCAAGATCAACGACGAGTCTGTGAAGCCGTTCTTCTTCGTGTAGGAGATGTAGGTGCCACTGGTCGTCTGCTTCATCCGCATCTCAGCGGGCAACCAATCCCAGACTGCACTCTGCTGCTGCCGGATGGATACCTCGGCAGTCTGCGCGAAACAGAAGATTTCTGACCCGGGATTCTCGAGCGCAGCACGCACAATCGTGAATGCACCCCACTGGGTTTTGCCCGATCGGTTTCCGCCGAGGGCAACAATCTCGGTGACCTCGGCCAGTTGTTCCTCGGCTTTGTCCCAGTGCGGCAGGCGGAAGCCAAATCGATACGGATCCCGCTCGGCATTCTCGATTGCCTCATGGTAGATCGCATGGATCTCGAGCAGAGTCTCCTCGTCGAGTTCAACGATCTCCTCGTCGGTCGGAGCTTCGAGGATCGGATGTTTGCGCCAGATCATGCAGTGATGATTTCAGCCTCGACGGCATCGTTGCGCAACTTGGCTGCGATGCGTGCCTTGGCCTCTGAGATCACCTTGGCAGCGTCGGAGATGGACGCTCCCTTGCGGTGCTCAATGACGACCCCTGCCATGCCTGAGAGCTGTGCTGCCTTGTCGGTCATGATGCCCACCGTGAGCGCCAGCTTGTCGGGCGAGATGTTGACCAGTTGGTCAGGATTCTCAGCCAACTGCTCGGCCTTGTCAAAGAGGAGGTCTGTGAACGTCTGGGCGGCAATGGCATATTTCTGCGAGAATTCCTTCCGCTTCGTTTCAAGCGTGTCGGCGTGCCTCCATGAAAGCCCATTGATCGCACCGTAGCTCAGTCCTGTGCGTTTGGATATCTGCTTGTTGGACACGCCTTGCGCTTTCATCCACAATGCAGTCGCAGCGGTGCGAGGAGCGCACACTTCGATGCATTTGTAGGTGACACCCATTTCCTCAGATCGTTTGCGGACTTCGTCAAACCACTCCGGTGGAGGATCGACGTCAGGTGGTTTCTCAAGTTTGCGTGGCATTCGGTTATTTTAGTTTTGATGCTCTGTCTATGGATGATGCGTTGCCTGATGCTTTTGACCTTTTAATGGCTTTTTTCTGCGGCGCACTTTTTCTTTCGACTTGTCCTAGGAGATCATTTTGCATTTGAAGTGCTTTATCATAATCTTCGGCATAAATGTCGGTTTTTGGTGTATATTCTTTTTGGGATTTTAAATCGAGCACCATCATCACTACGTCAGGTTCTCCATTATTGAATTCTTTGAATGCTTCTTTGTCCCACCCCGGCGGGGCAAATTCATCATCCCAACGCATTCTTGATGCCTCCACAAATCCATGCGTGCCATAAAATTCTGGGAGGACAGTATCGAACGCATCTAGCTTTTTTCCCCCAGCGGCGATGGCTGCCTCCATAATACTTCTGCCGCTTCCTTTTTCCATGGAGAAGACTGAAACAATATCTCCATCAGGTTTTACTGCAAACCCTGATTTGCCAGAATCAGAAAGGAATAGTTTCATTCCTTGATATTCTTCTGGTGGGTAAACATAAACAGCAGCACCGTGTGGTGACGCATCTTTGCTTTTTTGGATTGTGTCTGCAAATTTTATTGCTGAAGCGGCGTCGGATGAATCAATCTCTAGGAATTTAACAACTGGGAGATTATTCCCCCTGAAAATAGTCGAGAGTTTCCGACCGGGATTTAGCTCAGATACATACTTTATCCCAAGTTTCTTTTTGCCCCTAGGCTTTAAAATCCCTGCGTTTCGGCTATTGATTCCGCCTTTTGTCTGGTAAGACCAGAGTGCCTTTTCATTACCCGTCCGATTTCGTCGAGTTGTTGTGACGGCAATGTATTGCTGGAATTTTTGCTTTTCTCTGCCAACAAATCCCCCAGCAAGTTTTTGCTGTTCGGGTTGATCTTGACCCCGTCCCTCAACTTCAGATTGTGCAATTGTTGCGCGTTCATTTTTTACCTTTTCCAGTATTTGATTTATTCTCTCCTCGGAGACACCTTGTTTTCTGGCAACACCAATTGCGGCGTTTGCATAATCAGGAGCTTCGTCATCTTCATAGCCATCAGCATCAGAATCGTCAAGATTCTTCTGATCTGTATTTACTTTTGCAGTTTCGTAAAGTCGCTTTTCTGCATACCACAAGACTGCTTGCAAATCGGCCATCGTGAGATCTTTGTATTTTGGATCGGACCTCAGATCATCAAGCATCAACCCAAATATCTCACGAATAAAATTCCGTTCAGCCGGATTGGCAGGCGCTTCTTTTTGTCCATCTAGATATTTTGCTAATCCATTCCCGGACTTTCTGAATTCTTCGCCTGTTGATGTCGTATTCATCAAGTCTCTCAAAGCTGGCTTCATTGATGCTTTTTGTATCGCCAACGATAAATCATCGATGCTCATTCTGGACACATCGTTTTTGATCATCCCATTCATTCGCTGTTTGTCCTCAGGAGTGAGATTCCTGACTGCATCCTCCAGCCTTTCTGTTGCTTGCTTTGTTAGCTCGGGATTGAGTTCGACAAGAGTGCCAGTCCATCTTCCCCATGTCCGCACAAGCCAGCGGTCCATTGTTAGCGCGTCAAATAGTCCGTATAAATTTGAAAAGAATCCATTGCCAATTTTCGGCCCAAGAATGGCAGATCCTCGAACTCGAGTATCTGAAAATTCTCCCCCGGGTGATAAGTCTTTGCTTTTTTGGATTGTGTCTGCAAATTTTATTGCTGAAGCGGCGTCGGATGAATCAATCTCTAGGAATTTAACAACTGGGAGATTATTCCCCCTGAAAATAGTCGAGAGTTTCCGAC